TATCTGGAGGAATTTTTGATGAAGGGCATAAAGTAACGGGTAATGGATTAGGTATTCCAACTAGATTATATAAAATAATTATTGAAAAAAATACTATGTCTATTCAAGCATATTTAATGCCAAATGCAGCATTACCTGTGGCAGATTTACCGAAATATCAAGTATCGCTTGATGAAGTTGAAAAAGCAACACAAATAAATTTTAAATTATTTAAATGATTTTATAAATAAAAAGGTAGTCGCGGATCCCCCGATCCCACTACCTCTAAACATATCTTTCTTATTAATCGGAGACTAATTATGTCCAGCACAAGTATATATACAGCTATTAAACCAACCTATCTTTACATCAAACAACATTCCATTACTAGATTAAAATATTTCGGTAAAACAAGTAAGAATCCTCATAAATATCAAGGATCCGGTAAATATTGGCTTAAACATATAAATAAACATGGTAAACAATTTGTTAAAACAATTTGGGTATCTGATTTATATTACGATACTTCTATAAAAGAAATTGCGTTACATTTTTCTGTAGAAAATAATATCGTAGAATCAAAAGATTGGGCTAATTTAGTATTAGAAAATGGTTTAGATGGTGGTTTTATGCATCCAAAAAATAAACCGCTTCCATTGGAAAACGAAATAGCGCAACAAAAAAGATTAACTAATCTTACGAACACTACTAAAAAACAAATAGAAAACGGGACGTTTATTTTATTACAAAAAGAAATAATGGATAAAGTTGCAGAAAAAAATTCTATTAGAGGAAAATTAAATTTTATTAATGGAACTTCTCCTCTACAAAAAGAAGAATCTAAAATTAAATCTAAAGAAAAATTAATTAAAAGAATACGCGCAAATATATCAAACCAAACATGGGGATTTCAAAATACAGATTTGGTAAATAAAGTAAATTCTAATAATCGCCTTAAAATTTTAGAAGGAAATTTCCATACACAAACTAAAGAATTTTCAGAAAATCAATCTAAAATGCAAAAGAATTTAGTCTCTTCCGGAAATCATATGACACAAATTTTGTGGACATGCCCAAATTGTAATAAAACAGGAAAAGGTTTAAGTAATTTATATCGATGGCATGGAGATAATTGTAAATCTACTATAGGTAAATTATAAATGAAAAAAATTTTATTAAGTCCTTATTGGGCAATATTAACCCTTTTGATTGTAATATGTATACGAATAGATGATCCATACTTTGTGTCTTCCACCCGATTAAAATATTTCGACACATTAATTACATCTAAAGCTCCAACAGAAAATAATGTTTATACAGTTAACATTGATGAAGCAGCATTAGATAAAAATGGTCAGTGGCCATTTAAACGCGATTTTTATGCAGATACAGTAGAAACATTGTATTTACATAATGCAGGATTAGTTGTATTTAACGTTTTAATGAGTGAAACTGATCGATTAGGTGGAGATGATAAATTAGAACAAACTTTAAAAGTATTACCTGTTGTTTTACCTAGTGTTCCTGCAAGTAAAACTAAAAATACTCCAAAAAATCCAGGATCGGTAATATTAAATCCGGAATATCAAGATAAAATAGTTCGCTATCCTGGAATAATCTCTAACATTCCTGTTTTAGAAAATAGTTCTGCTGGTGTTGGAACGACAAATACATTACCCGAAATTGATGGCGTTAATCGTAGAGTTCCATTAGTAACATCAGTTGATGGTAAATTATATCCAGCATTAAGTTTAGAAACGCTACGAGTTCTTGCGCAGGATACAACGTTTCAAATTAAATTAAATGAATTGGGCGTGGAAAAACTTCGTATCCCATCATTTGGTCCAGTTACAACAGATAGCCTTGGTAGAATCTGGATTGATTGGAGTCAAAAAAATAAATCAGTAAGCATTACTGATATTCCAGCTGATTTTAGTGGCGCTGTGGTTATTGTTGGAACTAGTGCTGCTGGTATCTCTAATCCTTTATCAACACCTATTGGGGCAGTTTATCCTCAAGACGTACAAGCAGCTGTTATTTCAACGATGATTAATGGTGTAGTTATAGAACGACCAGACTGGGTAGATATGGCTGAAATTTTAGCTATATTTCTAGGAGGCATTATAGTTGTCGTTGCATCGCGCTGGACGTATGCATTTGCTCCAGTAATACTAACGCTAGGGGTAAGTCATTTCGCGGCTTCTTGGGTCTTCCAGAGCTATAATATGCTGATTGATATTACCGCTTTTGTGGTTGGAATTTCGTTAGTTTATGGTCATGCATATACTGTTAAATTCCTTTCTGAATATTTACAAAAAGAGCAAATTAAAAAACAATTTGGTGGATACGTTTCCCCTGTAATGGTTGAGCGTTTACAAAAAAACCCAGATTTAATTAAGTTAGGTGGAGAAAGAAAAATTCTTTCCTCTGTTATGACGGATCTGCGTGGATTTACTACTCTGGGTGAATCATATGGTGATGATGTTGAAGGGTTAACTCAGATTATGAATGATTACATGACTGCTATTTCTGAGCCTGTACTTAAAAATAATGGCTGTATTATTAAGTTTATTGGAGATGCAAGTTTACATATTCACGGTGCTCCATTAGATGATGCGGATCATGCTAAGGTTGCTGTGCAAACTGGATTGGAAATGGTACAGGCTGTTACTGAATTTAATAAACAGTTAGTTGCTCTTGGTAAGCCACCTGTTGGTATGGGAGTAGGCGTGAATTCTGGACCAATTTTAGTAGGTAACATCGGTTCAAAATATCGTTTTGGCTATGATGTGCTAGGGGATGCTGTATCATTAACTTCTAGATTAGAAGGGCAAACCAAAGGTTATGGCGTTTTATTAATCCTTGGAGAAACAACAGCTGAATTAGTTAAAGATGATTTTACGCTTTTAGAATTAGACACAATTCAAGTTAAAGGTAAAACAATAGGTATTAAAATTTATACAGCTTTTAATACGCGCATTAAAATTAATACCGAAGATGTATTATTACATTCTGAAATGCTATCTTTATATCGTAAACAGAAATTTGATGAAGCTAGTATTTGTTGCGAAAATCTTAAAGGTAAATTTGAAGGAGAAATGGATCAATATTACAATATGTGGATAGATAGATGTAAAGAAATGAAAACAAAAAATTTACCTTTAGATTGGACAGGAATTTATATTTTAACTTCTAAATAATTTGCGACGTTTTCCTTCGGTAGACATACAAGATACCCATTCTGATTTTTGTGGATCTGTATATTGCAATTTGTATTCATTAACATCCATTCTTTTAGTATTTCCAAATTTATAACACGTTATTGTTAGATGTCGAGCCTTAAAACATTAATTGCTCGACATCCCACTTATGCGACCTCAAAATAATTGAGGTCTAAAACTTTACATCATTCCTGGCATTCCGCCAAAACTTGGTGTATTATCTTCCTCTGGAATTATACCAACCATTGCTTCAGTGGTTAACAATAACCCAGCAATTGATGCGGCATTTAATAATGCAGTTTTCGTAACTTTAGCTGGGTCAATAATTCCAAATTTGAACATGTCACCAAATTCTCCAGTGGCTGCATTATATCCAAAATTACCAGATTCAGCTTTTACTTTAGCTAAGATTACAGATGCTTCTTCGCCTGCATTAGTTACGATTTGGCGAAGAGGCTCTTCAATCGCTCTGCGAAGAATTGCAATACCAACATTTTGATCATGGTTTGCTCCTTGTAAGTTTTCAATAGCAGCTCCAGCTCTAATTAAGGCTGTACCACCACCTAATACAATACCATCTTGGACAGCAGCTCGAGTAGCATACAATGCGTCTTCAACTCGATCTTTTTTCTCTTTCATCTCAAGTTCAGTAGAAGCACCAACGCGAATAATAGCAACACCGCCAATTAATTTGGCCAATCTTTCTTGTAATAGTTCTTTATCATAATCAGTAGTTGCATCAGCTAATTGTGCTTTAATTACATTTACTCGAGTAGTTAATTGTTCTTCTGTACCTGCACCATCAATGATAATTGTTGTGTCTTTGGTTACATTTACTTTTTTTGCTGTACCTAATTCATTAAGAGTAATTTTATCTAATGTTAGTCCAACATCATCTGAGATAACTGTGCTATTTGTTAATACGGCAATATCTTCCAAAATTGCTTTACGTCTATCACCAAATCCTGGAGATTTAACTGCAACTAATTTAACAACGCCACGCATATGATTTACAACTAATGTACTCAAAACATCATTGGCGATATCTTCTGCAATAATAGTCAAAGCTCTTCCAGTTTTTGCAACTGATTCTAGAATTGGTAGTAAATCGCGAATGTTTGAAATTTTCTTATCGGTAACTAAAATATATGGATTTTCTAATTCCGTTACCATTGTATCTTGTTTTGTTGCAAAGTAAGGAGATAAGTATCCACGGTCAAATTGCATACCCTCTACAACATTTAATTCAGTTTGAAATCCTGCTCCGTCTTCAATAGTAATGACACCTTCTTGTCCAACTTTTTCCATAGCTTCAGCAAGAATTTTTCCAATTGATTCATCAGAATTTGCTGAGATTGTGCCTACTTGTGCAATAGAAGTTGTATCGGTACATGGGATTGAAGATTCTTGAATAGCATCAATTGCTACTGCTACCGCTAAATCGATGCCACGTTTTAAATCCATTGGATTCATACCAGCTGTAACTGATTTTAATCCTTCGTTCATAATTGCTTGAGCTAAAACGGTTGCAGTTGTCGTTCCATCTCCGGCAACGTCTGCTGTTTTTGATGCTACTTCTTGTACAATTTTCGCACCCATATTTTGGAATTTATCTTGTAGTTCAATTTCTTTTGCTACTGTAACACCATCTTTTGTAATAGTCGGCGCACCACCAAATCCTTTTTCAATAATTACATTTCTACCTTTTGGTCCTAATGTAACTTTAACTGCATTTGCTAATATATTAACGCCCTCAGCCATTAATACTCTTGCGTCGTTTCCAAATTTAATTTCTTTAGCCATTATCTTTTTCCTTTAAGTTAAGTGTTTAATATAATTAGAAATCTATATTAACATCCATAGTAAGTGTCTTCATCGAAGTCTTTTTCAACAACTCGATAGACTACTTCTTCATACGTTTCTTCAAAAATTTCGGGTTTACATGCATAAAATTCACCTTTAATACCTCTAATAATGTAATCACCCTCTGTTGCAATGTGTTTTACTTGGTAAGAATCCTGTCCATCTTCTAGGGTTCCGATTTGCAACCACCCTTTAGCATCCATACGTCGCTCTTTTCCACAAGAAACGAATTCATCCCCAAGCCACTCTTTTAATCTATTGATGCATTCGTCTGTATATTCAAATTTAACTGCATCAATTATAACTGGGCGTTTGGTATATTGTTTAATCATTTTAAATCTTCTTCTTCCAAAATAGCAATAATATCTTCTTCTTGAATTACATACAAATCATTTTTTACTTTTTTAGATTTATTCCAATCTAACATAACAATTTGACCTAATTCAACAGTAGTTACATCAGTTCCGATTCCTAAAATTTTACCATATGTATTTTCATCGGACTCTACTCCCTGAATTAATCCAGTGTATTCATTTTTATGTTTTAAAATTAAAATATTTTTCGCTAATACTTGCATAATTTTTCCTTTAGTTAATAATGTAAAACGGGGATGAAACATCCCATCCCCTAACCGTTCTGTTTCCAAGTGGTTTAATCTCAGGCTAATCTCACGCTGCTAGAGCGTAATCTCCATAGTTTGCATCATTTGCTGCATTTACTTTGTTTTATGCTGATTACGTCAGTCATCTCTCGTGTTGCCTTCTCTACTATCTCACCTGATCGAAACCATGACAGCCCCATCAAAAACATACTATTTGAGTCTTTAAACTCGATCACCATTCAGTAGATTACCGCGAATAGTCTACCTTCTGAGTCTAATATGTTTATGGTGGAGC